AATTTGACTTCTACCAACCCGCAATTAAGGTGTTGCGTTCTCATCTTTATCTCCATTGTCTCCGTCCAGCACGACGGCTGGCTTCGTGGCTGCATTTGCAACATTGGATGGGGCGGGCAACTGCGCCGCACCGCCACCCATCGGGTTCATTTCTTCGAGCGCACGCACTTCGTCTTGCGTCATCCACGCGGGCGCTCCGCCCGATCCGAGAGCGCGAGAAAAATAATCCGCGCGTGCAGCCGATGCGCCGCGCATCAATGCTTGCGCCATAAACTTAAAATAATATCCCTGCCCGCGCTCGTCCGCGCTGAGCAGGTTTACCGCCGCGCTCTGCTCGATGCGCTCGTACCACGGCATGAGCGTGTGAACTACGTGGGCAATAAACATGTTCTCACTGCTGGCATACGTGGCCGCCTTGTCTGCCTGCATCACCATAATCGGCATGACGCGAAAGAAGCGACACACCTCCTCGACCTGCAGGCGGCGTTGCTCAAAGTGTTGCGCCTCGACCCCAGTCAGCGCCAGCGATTGCCACTTTAACCCGTTTGTTAAAATTGCCGTCCTGTAAGCGTTCGCGTTGCCCCCTTGCGTTTCTTGCCAGTTATCTCGCAATGCTTTTACCTGCTCCGCATTAACATTGGCTTCGGTGGTGAGTATTCCGCCCGGTTTCGCGCCGTTGCTAAACATGCGCGCGCCGTGCTCTTCCAGTGACAACGACAAGCCGATGGCTTCGCGCGCGAGCTTAATTCCTTCTAGCCCAGATACGCCGTCCCATGACAGTCCACGCAAATGCCACATGTCTTCTGCCGCGACTTTTATGCGCTCGCCCTTTGGCGTGCACACCACATAGCTGCGCTCCCAGCCGTCGCGCTTGACTTCCACGCTGTTCGGCTCGAAAGGTAGCAGCTCGACAATGCGCCCGCCCAAGCCGCGAACCTTGTAGATGTAGGCGTTGCCCATAAACGCCAGATGCAGCCCGATCTGTTCACGCAATTCAAAAGATGTTTGCCAGTCGTTTGGTTTTAACGACAGGAGTTCATACAGATTGTGATCGCGCGCGGCATCCATGCCGCCGCCTAACCGCTCTTTGAACATTTTAAAAGGCACTTGCGCGATGCCCTCTGCGATGACCTTCGCGCAAGCCAGTGCGGTGCTAGCTTGCAGAGCAGTCTTCCAAGTAATTGGCACGCCGCTTTTACTGCTCGCCTGTCCCAACATGTTTTTATAAATATCAGCGAGGCTGGATTCCTTGCGCTCAAATCCGCCGATAGATTTCAATGCGGAAAATATTCCTCCATACCATTTTTGTTTCATAAAATAAAAATCTCCGGTATGGCCGCTGTTTCAGTTTTTCCCACCGCTTGTCCAATCGCCATTAGCGCGGCAACAATGCCATCAATGCGCCCGGTCGATTTTTCTTTGGTCACTTTACGGTTGCCCGCCGGGTCGGACACCAACACCGCATTGGCCGCGCACCAGGTCATGACCGGGTTGCCCGCGTGCCGTATTTTTTGATCCAACAATAACCGCTCAAATTCGTTTACCGCAGGTGCCATGTCTTTGTACCCCTGCCCAAATGGCACCATGCTCAAATTAATTCCTTCGCGGTCGATCAGCACTTTGAAACGTTCGATGTCCCAGCGATCATAAGCAAGCTGCTGAAAATCGTACATCGCCACAATTTCTGCAACGCGCTGCACCACAAATAATTGATCAATAGCTTTGCCGGGCGTGGTATCCAAATGCCCTTCATTTCGCCATTGAATATAATTCACATGATCGCGATCGCCTTTGTCGTGCAGCCCTTCGTTGGGCAACCAAAACCACGACAACATGCGCCACACCGGGTCGCTGGTGGTCGGCTCAAACACAAGTACCAACGAGGTCAAATCTTGCGTGCCAGATAAGTCTAAGCCGCCCCAACAGCGTCTTCCAATCAACCTTGCCTTGTCATATTTCTCTTGACAAGCAAACCAAACGTCGCTGCCTATCCACGGGGTCTCGGCCTCTACCCACTGGCAAAAACTTAGGCGGCGCACGATAGATTCTTTGCTCGGCATACCCCGCGCTTGCTGCACTTGCTCGCGCAAATATTTTAAGCCGGGCAATCCATATTTCAAGCTGGGGTTGGCTTTGTGCCAACAGCTTTCATTTTTGAACGGATCGTCGCCCTCGTCCATTTCGCAAACGTAACCAAAAAAGCTGTCGTCCTGCCGTTGCTCGGCAGCGACCTGCTTGCTGTATTGGTGGTAGTCCCAGCAAACCGAATGCTTGTTGGTACCGCTGTTGGTGATCATAAACGTCAAATTCTGACGGCGACTTTTTGAGCCTGCGCGCATCATCTCGACGATGTAGCCTGTGCGATGTTCGTGTATTTCATCCAACAGCGCGATGTGTGGGCGCGGTCCGGACTGCCCATCGTCCGCGCTGATCGGGCGAAAGAAGCTCGACGTTTGCATGTAGGCGAGATTCCACACACCCAACCCAACGCCTGATTTATTCAAGCGCGATGCGAGCTGTGGAGACTGATCAACCATCGCCACCGCATCACGAAATAAAATCATCGCCTGATCTTTTTTCGTCGCCGCCGCATAAATCTCTGCGCGAGCTTCGCCGTCTGCCATCAAGCCATACAAACCGATGCCAGCCGCCAGCGGGCTTTTGCCGCTACCCTTGCCAGTCTCAACGTAGCCGACGCGAAAGCGGCGATGCCCGTCCGCCGACTTCCAGCCGAACAAGCTGCCAACAATGAAAGCTTGCCAGGGCAACAACTCGTAAGGCCGCCCCTCGTACTCTCCGCCGTTGAGCCGCAGGACGTCAGAATAAAAACCAATGACGCGCTTAACTGCTGCGGTGTCAAAAAAAAAGCCCCGTGAAGGGGCTTGTTCTAAATCGGTCAAGTGTCGCTGACACGCATCGCGCACACATTTTCCAGCGATGATTTTTCCAGCTACAACCGCGCGCGCATACCGGGTGACTTCATCGCGTGAAGTAACCCGCGCCCGCCGTAATGTCATTAAATAAATTCTCCTGTGGATTGATTGCCACCCGCGAACGCGCCGCCGGGGTCATGCCGAATTGTGCGAACACGCCCATCGCCTGTTTGAAACTCATCGACTGCACGATCAGCGCCGGATGCATGAACGGGATACCAACAGGCTCCCCTTTATCGTTCTTTTGCCGCGCAAGCAATTGCCCGCCGGTCAACCTGGTGGCCTCTCGATAGTTCGCCATCGCCACACAGCCCTGCGACAACGCCTCCACATCTATCGTCGTAAGCATCTTCGCGCGCTGCAAGTGCGGCACGATCTCGCCCCACACCGCCGCCGCGCTCGCGGGCAGCCACGCAGGCGCAGTCAAATCCGAAAGGTACTCCGGGTCTGGCTCCTGCTTGTTGATCCCGCGCTTACCTTTGTTGCCCTCAATAAGTCTTAGCGCTGTGGGTTTAGGGGCGGGGCCAGACATAAATTTTCTCTTTGCATAAATGTTTCACCGGTCGATTCTAAGCGCGCATCATCCCCAGTAAATTCTTGCCAGCGGCGCACAGCAACATCAACGTATGCTGGGCTGAGTTCGATGGCATAGCAAATGCGCCCGGTCTTTTCTGCGGCAATGATTGTACTGCCGCCACCGCTGAATGGTTCAAAAACAATCGCGCCGCGCCGTGATGAGTTTTCTATGGCGCGTTCGACCAGCGCAACCGGCTTCATGGTCGGATGTTCTGCGCTAACCGTGGGGCGCGGTATTTCCCATACATCATCAAGATTTCTGGCATCACAAAAAGAGCTTTTATTTTTCACATGCCACCCATACCAGATCGGCTCATAACGTCTGTGGTATTTCGCTCCTCCCAAAACAAATTGATGCTTAACCCAAATCACTGTTGCTGACCAATGAAATCCATGTTCGCGCAAAACAGAATCTAAAGTAGGCCACTCAGATGCCCCAAGCACACAATAAATATCCCCGTCGATATGCGGCTGCGCGGCGCGAATGAATGCGCTTAAAAAATCTCTAAAATCCTGTGGCGACAAATCATCGTTATCAAGTCCCGCGCGCTGACGATGGCGAGGGTTGGAATCTTTACCGATAGCAACATTCCACGGCGGGTCGGTGAACATCATTTGCGATTTTTTTCCTTGCATCACTCCATTTACGCAAGATGCATCGGTGCTATCGCCACACGCCAGCCGGTGCTTACCCATAACCCAAACATCGCCTGGTCTGCTTACCCCCCCCCCTCACAATATTTGTAGGCACACAATCTGGGTCAGTTAATCCAGACGGAGGGACAAATAGTATGTTATTTAAATCAACATCAGAAAAACCCAAACACATCAAATCAAAATTTTCATCACGCAACGCGGTAATCTCGCTCAACAACATTGCATCATCCCACCCAGCATTTGCAGCAATCTGGTTGTCAGCAATAACATACGCGCGCTTTTGTGCCTCAGAAAGATACGCCAGACGAATAACAGGAATCTCTTCCAGCCCTATTTTAAGCGCCGCTATCACGCGCCCATGCCCGGCAATTATCTCGCCGTTACCATCAATCAATACCGGATTAGTAAACCCAAACTGGCGAATGCTCGCGGAAATCTGATCAATTTGTGAATTGCTGTGTGTTCGACTGTTCTTGGCATACGGGATCAGACTATTAACACCAATCATTTCAATCTGCATCCACACCCCCTCAAATCGTTACCCCCCACCCTATGCAACCTGCGGTTC